GTACCTGTGGTTCCGGAAACGGTAGTGCCTTGAATTTTCTGAACAGTCATGGCACCGGTATCGGTCATGCTGAGATCGCCGCTGATGGACACCGGAACATAGCTGGTAGAACCAGTACTATACACCAAGAACTGTGCGTCTGTAGGTGCGGTATTCGACACTGAATGATTCTGGATTGCGAGAACCTTGGTCGCGCCGGATGCCAAGATGCTGATATCACCAGAAACTGCCACTGCTGTAGGTTGGTTCGAACCGTTACCTACGTATATCTCATTGGTAGCCAAAGGCAGCATGTATGCCGACGTTAGCGGAGTGCCGTTCCATACACCAGTCGTGATCGTACCGACGGACGTGAGCGAAGACGACACAACGTTCGAAGCGAGCGTCGTACCGGTGAGAGTTCCTGCAGGTGCCACAACCGCATTGGTGGACGCAGCTGTAATCAGACCTTTTGCGTTGACAGTGAAGGACGGGATGGCCGTCGAAGAACCGAACGAGCCGACGTTCGAGTTGACTGTGTCGAATGTCAGAACGCCTGTGTCCGACAGAGTGGCATCGCCGGATACAGATGCTGGAGTCCACTTGGACGTTCCGTTTACCCAGACCAGAATCTGAGCATCCGTCGGCGCAGCCGTCGAAATGCCATGACCTTGCAGTGCGACGACCGTTGCTGGTACGTTGCCGGGACCAGCAGCTGTTACGTCGCCGGTCAAGCCTGTGATGTAGCTACCAGCCGTCTGCTTGCTGTTGAACGTATTCCAGTCAGTGGATGACAAGTAGCCAGACTGAGAAGTGTTCGCTTGTAAGACTTGGATAGTCGGTGCGCCGATCGTGGCGTCTGCCCAACCAGTCAACACGAGAACCGACGAAGTGGCTTCCGTTACCGTACCGAGAGCGGTATCGACCGGGTTTGCCGGAATACCGGTCGTATTGGCCTTGACAGTGTTCGCCGCCATCTGAGCCAAATTCGTATTCGTGACGGTGCTAGAGGCCATGTTCGAGCCGGTGATACCAGCTGCCCCGCTCAAGTTTGAATTCGTGAGGTTGCCAATCGTGATGTTCGAGGCAGCTGTAATCAGACCTTTTGCGTTGACTGTGAAGGAAGCTACTTGCGTCTGACTGCCGAACGAGCCGACGTTCGAGTTGACTGTGTCGAGGGTTATCACAGATCCTGAAGTCGTCGCGTCACCCGACAGATTGGCAGCTGCCGTTACAAGACCTTTACCGTTGACTGTAACGGAAGCGAATGTACCGACATTTGAATTGACTGTTGCGAGAGTGAATGGCACGTTGCCGGGACCAGTAGCTGTACCGTCGCCTGTAAGTCCGGTGATAGCCGACGACATGGTCGCGCCGAGCTGTCCTTGGACCTTTTCAAATGCAGACAGAATGGAATCCGCCGCAGTGATCGGAGTATTGCTTCCGATGACATATCCAGTAAGCAACTTCGATGTAACCGTAGTCGACAAAATCGAAGCGACTCCAGTGTTATTTATCGTGAAATCGCCGGAAAGGCTGGTCGGATTCCATTGGTGAGAAGTGTTATTCCAGATGAGAACTTGGGAGTCTGTCGGTGTGGCGCCGGAGACCACGAAACCTTGTAGCTTACCAACAATCGTAGCACCTTGAGTGCCAGTCACGTCGCCTAGCAGACTGCCAGTGAAGCTGGCGGAAGACCCGCTCACGTTGCCGGTTACGTTACCTACCAAGGAAGCTGTGATTGTACCAGCCGTGAAGCTGCCTGTTCCGTCTCTGATTACGAGTGTGCCGGGAGTATTGATCGAAGCTGCGTTACCAACTTCAACCGTAGCTGCTGCGATTGCAGAGGCAGTCTGTCCGCCAACGTGGCCGACGACTGTAGTACTCTGGTTACCAGTCACATCACCGGCCAAGTTGCCAGTAAAATTGATAGTGGTGGTAGAACTTGTGGATGTCGAAGCGTTACCGTTCAAGTTAGCGGTGATCGTACCGGCTGCGAAGTTACCAGCAGAATCTCTTTCAACGAGAGAGCTTGGCACGTTGCTTGATGTGGCCGTATCGATCAAAATAACAGCTGCTGCGATTGCGGATGCGGATTGGCCGCCGACGAAATTAACAGTCGTAGTAGTCGCGCCGGGGCCTGTACCGGAAACATCTCCTATCAGAGACGTGATAGCCGTAACGGAACCGATGACCGACAGGACACCGGAGCTGTTCATGATGTACGCATTGCCGTCTGTCTTCGTGAAGAAGAGCAGGTTCCCAGGCGCTGGTACTGATGGATTGACCGCTAATTCTGGTAAAGCAATTACTCCGCCCACTTCTGCTCCTTAGTCGACTATAATCAGCGATCCGCCGCCGGTTAAGTCTATCGTTCCCGTTAGAGTTAAATTCAAACTTGGAGCTACCCACGCTTGGTTTGCTCCTACAATGACAGTTCCTGTCACTTCCTGATCTGTAATAAATCCTTGGGCAGCTATCGCGCCGGACGGCTGCACGTTCGTGCCAGGTCCATCTTCGAGTAGCTGGCCAGTCGTACCGTCCCATACCGCAATAGCCTGGTTGGTAGATGACGGCGGACCGACGACATCGCCTCCGCCGCCTGAACCAGAGCCTGCCGGTCCTTCGATGAAGAGCCAGCCGTTGACTGCGTCCTGCTTGTAAACTGTTGCCACGAGCGGACCGGTAGGAGTAGTGACTAAACCGCCAGCATTGTTCGAGAACAGTTTGGTACCTTCAGCCCATGCCGACGTATTGACTCCAATCATAAAACCAAGCGCCGTGATATATCCGATGTTCGATCCTGCAGTAGCCAGGATGTTGGTGAGCGCCACGCCGCGAATGGTCTGACCGGAAGACGTGATTGGAACGATCGACGGAAACGTCGTACCGATGCCATTGAATGTGACAACCGTCAATGCCGTGATCGTGCTGCCCGTGTCGTTTTCGACCAGGTAATTCGAAGGTGCATGAAGGTCCGCTCCTGCGAGCGCGGCGTGTAACGACATTATGTACCTACCACGACAACGTTACCGTCGTTGTCGACGACGACGTCCGGGCCGTCCGGAACGTAGGTGCTTGTAGCAGCGTTCCAGATCAGTCGCGGCCCACCTGCGGCGTTCAACGTATTCGTCACAATCCTATCCGGGTTGAACTTCACAACCGCGTCGAGGTTCCCGGTGAAAGGGTTGAACACATATTTGTTTTGATCTCGTGGGCTATCGCCCGAACCTGCAGCTGGCATATTATTCGCTCGCGACCACTTTGGTCAGATTGTTGTTTGAGTCGTAACTCAGTGTTAAAGTCTGCTCGACGGCTGGGTCCAAATACTGGACCCCGATCAAGTTGTTGTTCGAATCGTAGCTCAGATCGATCTCCGTCCACTTAGACGGGATGGTAGCTGCGATGGTCGCATCAACGTTAATCGACCCATCCGGGTTGACTACCATCGTATTACCGCCCTGCACGATAGACACGTCTCCGACTTCGATCGTCCCGTCGAAGGCTACCGGGAGCGGGTTTGTAGCGTCGTAATAGGCCCCGTACTTATTGACCAGGACGTTTCTGAGAGCGGTGGACGGTTCATTATCGTAGACGGCGCGGAGCACGATGTCATAGCCGATCTTATTGCGACCGTCTTCTGACGCCGTCAGAGTCCCGCCGCTGAAGGCTACCGGATTTTGAATGGACTGATCTAGCCCAGCGCCGGTCTGCGTCTCGGACCACGTAATGACTTGCAGCTGGGTGTCTGATAGAACTCGGTGAACTGTGAAGTTGGTGGTGGTCTGGCCGATGGCCGACAGAGCGACTTTTTGCTTCGGGTGAAGTCCTGCGGTATCTGATACGGTTATGATGGAATTGGCGATTATGATGCCGGTGAGAATAACACCAGGCCAACGCGATTCGAACATCGTCGGTAAGTACGCCATCGTAAACCTCAGTCCTTTCGAACTGTTGCGACCCGTGTCGCCACTGAGACCATTCCCAGCAATTTGAAGATTAGGATAAAATCCCGTATAGAGACGCGTTTTCGAATTATTTGACTGTTTTGGTGGACTATGAGATACTTGAGTGAATAGGAGATACCATGAAAAAGAAAAATACCGTACTCGACAACGCCGCTTTGGCTCATTACCTCGCAATTAAGGCCGAAATCAAGCGCCTTGAAGCAGAGGCAGATGCGATCAAAGATGCTATCATCGAAAGAGGGTCTTTTACGACCGACGAGTATGAGGCTACCGTTGCCATGCAACAACAGTTTCGAACGGTCGACGCAGATCAGCTCTGCACGGTCCTCGATCCTGTCTTTGTCGCGAAGAACAACTTGATCAAAAAAATCGAGTTTCCGCGAGTAACGGTCAAGCTCAAGAAGGATGTTAAAGCTGCTTAATTTTTGGCGGGTGTGCCAGAATCTATGGCGGCTGCGATGATCCCCCTCATCGCGGCTAGTCCAGCGTAATAGCTGATCGTGGGATGAACCCACCACCCGCCTTTCTTTTGGAGGTTTTATGAGCGACCGATCCATGTTTGCGGCGCCGGTAATCGAGCCGATACCGGAGCACTACGACGAGGTGGTTGAGCGGGTAGTCACTATCGACGCTCTTCCGGGCGGCTTCGGCCAGAAGGCCCAGAAGCTGTCAGAACCGATCGAGTCGATCCATTTCAAACGAGTCGAGATTCCGCCGGATGCACCGAAGGTGGAGCTGCCGCCGGTCAAGCTGGTAACGGCTGCTGAAGCCAAGCGACTCATCGAATCGGGCACCTTCCACAAATCGATTATTCCGCGCAAGCTGCACTGCCGCGAGTGTGACGCCGACTTGCCGCCGGAACGCGGGCTCTACTGCCGGTCGTGTCGACCGTCGCTGGACGAAGACCCAGGCCAATACTTGTACTGCGGTGCGTCAGGTGAGTAAATTCGTGATCACCCACACCGAGCTGCGCAAGATCGTCGACGGAGGCATACGAACCTTCCATGAGACGAAACATCTCCCGGACGACCCGAAGGAGGCCCAGGCATATCTCATCGTTTCCGGACTGGCACTGTTTCTCAAATCGCAGGGCATCGAGCCGCAGTTCGAACTCAAGAAGGTGAAAGAGGAACCGGATGACTCAACTCCACTCGACGATCTTTGAGATAGAATACAAGATTTCGGTGATCGCCCATTGTCGTAAAACGCACGATGATCCGAAGGCTTATCCAGACACGAAGGCCATGATGATCCGCCAGTGCAAGGCGTTTGACTTAGAAGTCGCTTCCATGATAAATGGTGACAAGAGATTGAATAGGCATGCCGTCAAAATCCGGAACTTGTTCGATCTGAAGGAATGGCTGATCAAGGTGAGGAATTCGTGAGCGATTTGAAAGTCATATTCGTCGGCTGCAACCCATCGCCGCACAATACCACGGTGGAACCGTTCGTCGGCACGAAGTCGCACAAGACAATTCGAGAATGGGTCGCAACGCTTGGACTATTGCCTGCCCAGTGCGGGTACGTAAATGTGACCGACGAAGTGACTAAGAAAGCGTCGGAAGTCAAAAAGAAAGACGTCAACGTACGGGACTTCAACCTCGGACTGCTACTCAAAGCGCTCGAAATGAATATAGGCCAGCCGGACGCTACCAAAGTGATGATGGCAAAGATGCAGGCCGCCGGGCGTCTCGAAGAGGCCTTCACGCCTATGCCGAAAGAAGAGATGGAAGCTCACATCGAAAAGCTCAAATCCTTGCCTATGCCGAAGGTGATCGCGCTCGGCAAGATGGCTGTCTGGGCTCTCGGCAAGATCGGTATGCCATGTTTTGAACTGCCGCATCCGTCTGGCCTTAACAGAAAGGTCAACGACAAAGAGGCCTTGCAGAAAACACTTGCCGATTGCAAATCCTGGTTGTATAGTACACCGGAAGAGTCAACTAAAGGAGACGAAAATGACCAGGCTGACAGTTCTAAAACTCCGTAAAACGGACTTGAATAAGGCGCCGGAAGACTTTCTGAAAAAATTCGGAGCAGTTTCCGACGAGACGAAGCGGGCTTACCCGCAGCACGTCTTCATGGCTTCCGCCGACTACGCGGTTATGAAACGGAACTTCCGCCGACGTGTCCGCAAAGACTCGCCGTACATGTCCAAGAAGCGTCTGGACTACGCGATCAACATGCATTTTCTGCAATACGGACCTAACGAAACGCTCGGTTCGGCACTCCAGCCAGGCTCAGTGTTGGTCGACCTGGAAGGTATCCAAGAAAACATCGCTCTCGACATGGTCGCTGATTTGAACGAGGCAATCGCGCAACCGTATAGGCCGTCTCTTCTGTCGAAGGTCAAAGGATTCTTCGAAAAGAACTTCGGCGCGCCTGCATACGGACCAGAACAGGGATAAAATGAAGATGCCCGAAAGGGTCCGCTTAGCCGTGGATCTTATCAGTTTCCTGAAGGAAGCTGAAGGCGTTGCTCCGCGTCGCGTCGAAGATATGGCTGCGAAGCTAGGCAACAGTGCGAACTTCCTTCATCAGATCGTTTCCGCTCTGAACAAAGCCGGAATAGTCAAGGTCATACGCGGGCCGAACGGCGGAGTCCTGCCGGTGACGGGCGATCATTCGATATTGGAAGTGTACCGGGCTTTCGGTTATATGACAGAGCCAGTTATCGGAACGACAACCAGCTCAACATTCGAGAAAGAATTGCGGGACTTTTTAGGCGCCAGTATGATTTAGGTGCCGTCGGTGATATTCGCTGCGGAGTTAGTGTCGTCGTCTCCACCTTGTGCGATACCGTATTCGTCTTCGCCTCTGATACCGATCACGTCAATCCGGACGTCCGAGATGCCGCGAGCGGCAGCGCCGGAAGACCAGCCTTGAACACGGCAGCCTGAAGCGAGAAAGATAGTCGAGTTCGTCTGACGATCGATCACAGCTACGGTGAAGTCGTCTTCGAGCAACAAATTCTTGAGAAGCGTTGCGTTAGCAACCGCATACGGACCGGCCCCGATCACACGGTAGCCAGACAGAGACATCTGAACGGCTTCTTGCGTAGTCGGAACGATTTCACCGGGGTTGTATCGACCGAGGATGAACGCCGGGTCTTTACCTTGGCGAATGCTCCACGTACATTGCGAGAACAGGCCCACAAGATTGTTTCCAATCTGGACTTTGGCTCTCGCACCTGTAAAAATTCTTGAAACTGCCATATCGTTCTCCTATTAGGTCGCTGTCTGCGTTGCCGTCTGGGTCACTTGGCTTGCCAACATCGAGATCGGGATGAAGTAGATCAAACCAGCGACTTTGATTTCGCACGAGATGATCAAAGCAGGTCCTTCGATGTCTGCGGTAGCGTTCTTGTAACCCTTCGGAGCATCGTCGGACTTTGCGATCCACTTGAGCCGTAAGAAGTTGAACATCTGCGCATCCAACATGCTGAGAGCCAGCGTCGCGGTAAGGTCTGCAACGGATTTGCCCGCCGCTTGACGATCGTACTGATCGATGAGCGTGAGAGCGATAAGATCCGTAATGTAGACGGCTTGCAGCGAGTTGTACACGAAGTTGTTGTCGATGTTGTAAGTCGTTTGGTCGGAGTTCCAACGAATACCGCCCGTGTTGACCTTTTCCATGAACAGCAACCCAGCTTGCAGAGCCGAGATGCGGTTTCCAGGATCTGTCGAGTCGAAACCGCTGACGGTTCCGAGTCCGGACACATTCGCGAACTTCTTGACGATGCCTTTGTAACCGGCAGCTGCCGACATACCTGCAGCCACGATTGCGCTCATCCAAGGCTGGAAGAGCTGATTCGAGTTCTGCGAGTAGCTGAAGCACTGAACCGGCTGGAAGGCCAGACCGAAGCGATACGATCCGAGTGTACCGGCTTCTTCGACGCAATTTGCGAACGTATCTTGGACAGAACCGATCGCGATGCGATTCGATTTCTGCGTCAGACCGCTCATCAAGATAACGTTTTCGAGCAAGTAGCTGTTGACCGCGTCGACCGTGTAAGTCGAAGACGGATCAGTCAGACCTGCCAAGATGTCTTTGGAAGCGTCTTGAGAGACCAGCGGAACGATGAAGTTCGTAGAGAGCTTCATGGTAGCATCGATCGCAGCCGTGAAAGCTGCCGAAGACGTACCGCCTTTTGCGCCGCCGGACAAGAACTGGAAGTTCGGAGTTGCTTCCGGCAAACCGGGTCGGAGAACAGTCCAAGTGATCAAGGACCCGCCGTTGACAGCCGTTTCCCACTCGTACGCATCCATCTTGATACGAGCGTTCTGGACGTCAGGCAACGTTGAAGAGGCGTTATACGTGCCTTCGTCGAGTTGCGAGGGAGATTGATTGTTGAACCGAGCCGACGGTACGTCAGCTGACCAACCGGTCTGAGAATTGATGAAAGCCGCGAGCTGCGAAACCGTCGGGAACTGCGAGAATGCTGCAGTAAACTGCGGGATCGAGTTCACGTTGAAGGAGATGCCGGTCGAGCTGATTACAACTTGGCCGAGGTTTCCTTCGTAACCGACTTCGAGGATGATGTCGCCGCCTGCCGTGTACGAGCTTGACTTCGTACCTTGCAGAATGGTCAGTTCCATTTCCTCTTCAGCTGCGGACACGAGTCGGCTGTTAGACAGACCGGCGTCGGTACCTTGAGCGTTCAAGAAGATGGTGCTGACGTTTCCTTCGAAAGAAAGTGTTTTGCCGGTGCCAGACAGAACCTGTGCGAGTAACTGGAACGGTTCTGCGCCGGAAGTGTACATGAAAGTACCGGTACCGGAACCGCTCGAACCGTTCGACAAGATCGTGGCCGTTAAAGTCGTGGCTGTTCCAGCCGTGACTTGATAAAAGCCGGGATTGATCGTGCTCAACATGGTCGGGATCTTGAGGATGTCACCTGGCTGCGGAATCACGTTCCACGGAGCCGGAGCAGTGATCTGTACCTGCGATCCGTTGTTGAGCGACACGTTGTACGTGCCGAACACGCCGGTTGCAACGTTGCGATCGTCGCCGGAGATATTCTGGATCTCGATCTGGGTAAACAGAATCAAGTCGGTCATGTCGGAGTGCGTCGTACCGGAAGCCGATATCAGAGCACCAGCCGTTGAGATTCTCTGAAGAGTCATAGTAGCGGTCGAGGCCGTGTTCGTAACCGACTGAACGATGTACGTACCGGCGTTGGCGTTACCTGCGCCAGCGATGGCAGACAACTGGCCTGCGCCGTAATCGCCGGAAAGAGGGATCACAGCGACGTCGCCAGCTTGCGGTTCGTTGGCCCAAGTCGAGCCAACTTGCAAGGTGACCAACAGGATGGATGCCGAAACAGGAGCTGCGCTGATCGTCAGGCCAGAGGCCGGGATCGGCAACAGCTCAAGACCGCCGGTTGCGAGGATGCCGTTGGGAATGTTCTGGATGGCAGATACGAGCGCGGAGGGGGCTTCCTTGGCCGTAACAGTCACGTTAGACAGCGGTCCGCCGTTAACGCGAATTCCAAACAGAACAGTACCGGAGATTGCCGGAGCATAATCGATAAGGCCAGTCGATGGAGCAACTTCTGCTACCGCGATGGTGGATTGATACTGAATCAAGTTTCCGTTCGCGCCTGGTTGGTCAGCAACGCCCGAAGCGTACTTCGGAGCATTCTGATAACGCATAGCGAGAGCGCCTTGAGCAGCCGAGGACATGTTCGTTTTCACGATGTTCACTGCCGTCACGTTGCCTATGATATTCGGGTCGTTGGCAGCTTTGATCAGTTCGTTGAACGCATCAACGATACGGCCTGTTCCGTATTTGGCGACAACTTGACCGAGTTGTGTCGGAGTAAATTGGTTGAGGCTGAGATCAGCTTCATCCAAGAAACCAGGCCCTTGATCAGCTTCACCGATGATTGTAACAACGCCAGCGGTAGCGGTACCCGAATTACCGGCCTGAACAGTCAAAGAAACGACTGTGCCAGGATCGATAAGCGTTACGCCATCTGTGGTAGTATACGACTGAGCCATTTAAAATACCTCCAAACTACTGACAAAGATTAGGTTCTAAATCCGAAATCTCTCAAGCCAGCGTCGAACTTTGTGTAGTCCGTGAACCCTCTGGCTTCAAAGTGCCTTTGAACGGCCTTTTTCAGTTCCGGCTTGAACTTATATTTGTTCTGAGTACGTAACCACCAGGCGTCAAACGTGATCGGTACCGATGGTGCCTGTGGGCGTGCATTCGACTGAGGACGCTGCCGAGAGACCTGCACCGCAGGCTTGTCAGACTTCGGCTCAACGATCGTGAACTCTTTCTTCTCTTCTTTCGGCTTGTTCATGTTAGCAGTCCTTTTTCCAGTGTTTCGGTTTCCAGTCCTGTTTCAAGTCTTCCTTGATCTCATCCTTGCTCATCATCGTGCCGCACTTTTTGGTGCTCATCTCGCCTTTCTTGGTCGAGGAAGCATTGATCTGCTCTGCGGTCATCGGCTGAGTGGCAGAATTCGGATCTTTCGCGCCGCCCGGCTTCACGCTGGTAGACGGACTGATCTGCTCTGCTGTCTTAGGCTGGGTAGCGGAGTTGGGGTCCTTCGCACCGCCGGTTTTTACGCCAGTGGACGGGCTGATCTGCTCTGCAGACATCGGATTCGGATTCGGCTGCGTTTCAGCCATCGCGAGGCTCATCTCGCTTGTCTTGGCAGTCTTCTTTTCAGAAGTGGCCAAACCAGCGACGGAAGACATCTTGCGCAGTTCAGCAAAACGCTTCGGGTCATCTTTGGCTGCCTTGAGCAATTCCTTGGCATGTTTCAGAGCTTCGGTCATCGCCAGAGGCACACCTGCGGCGCCTGCACCAGCGGTGGAGGTTCCGGGCATATCAGCTTTCTGCATCGGCGGTCTTTGCGGAGCAGCATTCGGTTTCTGCGGAGGCATGCCGCCTGCTTGACGGTTTGCCGGAGAACGCTGTTGCGACGGCTCATGGAGCGTGCGAAGATGTGCGAGCATCGACTTCTGCTTGTCGGGCGTGTCCAAAATCTTCATTGCATGATGAAGTGACTCATCGCCTTCGGCCACATTATGGGCTTGAGCGGGAGGGCTACCAGCTGGATGCGGCTTGTCATCTTTCTTGACGGGCTGCGGCATCGGTGCCGGTTTGGCAGCTGGAGCGGCTCCGGGCTTTTGCGGCTGCATGCCCATCGCGTCTTTTTTCATTTGCTCCGAAGGATATCCGCCTTTTGAATTGTCGGGGCCACATTGGCCGCCTTGCGCTTCACCGGCAGGATTCATCGTGTCTTTTTTCATCTTGTCGGAAGGGTAGCCAGCACCTGGCTTATCGCCGGAGATTTCTTGCTTCTTCGCTTCCTCAGAAGGATAACCGCCAGTGGTGGACTCGCCAGAAATCTGGCCGCCGACCGGCTGAGCGTATTCTTCCTTCGTGATCTTGCCGTCTCGGAGCATCGCCTTCCGTTGATTCATATCATCCGGAATAACCTTCTTCGGTTTGGAAGGTCTTGCCTTCGTAAGTTCTTGAAATTGCTGCGGATTGTCCTTAGCGGCTTTCAAGAGTTCCTTCGCTTGTTCAAGTGCAGATTTTTGATTCACCCTTCACCTCTCCTAGAGATAACCGAGACTTACATACAGATTAGGCTTTACTCTTGATCAACCTACGAAGACCTTTTGACTCCGTTTTCTTGATCGGGCCGCCTTTAAGAGCTTCCATAACTTCCTGCATAATACGAGGATTTCCTTTCAGATGTTCTTCGAGACCGGGGTACGACTTGTCATATTGGCCATGGATATACAAACCGACTTTGCGATTGTTCTTATTCGCTGCGGCCAAGTCTGATTCCATTGCGTCGGCGTAGCCAGCTTTCTTCATTGAGGCTTCATCAGGAAATACAACTGCGTGCGGCTTCGATGGATCGATAAGATGGTCGTATTTAGAACCCATAGATTGTACGACGTTGAAGTTTGGCAGCTTCTCAAGTTCATTGAGATGTTGGCGCAGATTTGGGTGATGGCTCTTCGTATACGCGTAGAACATCAACTCCGGATTCGATCGAGCAATTTCAGTCCATTTCTTTATGTAGTCAGGAGAGTAGAAGTCGCCTGAGTCGTGAACACGGATTGCTTTGATCTTGCCTTTCTTTTTTACGTCGCCGAACATGGCATTCATCTTCTCGACGAAATCTGGCTTCTGCGAGGCAAGCCAGTTTGCGACTCGCGGCGGCATTGTCGTCTTCCAAAAGCGAAGGAATGATCCAGTGTCTGCATAGCAATACTTCGCGCATGAACCGGCGCCGGGGCAGGTCTCGATCGGTACAAGATTGAACGATGCGATACCGTCTTTCGCGAGCTTCGAATTGGTCGTGCTGAGCGAGACTTTCGATTTGGACGGATCAGCAGCGATCTGTTCCATCAGATTTGCCTTGACGTCTTTCACACGCTGGCGCTGGTTAGGACGCTGAGCATGCGGGCTGTCAGGCGGCGGTGCCAGTTTTGGCTTCGGCGGCGCAGGCGGCTTCTCATCTTTGTTAAGGCCGACAAGCGCACCGAGTTCCTGTCGAACGTTGGCCCAACCTTCTTTATTTGGAAGGCCGCCGGATAGCTCACGTTGGATAGCGTCGCCCTGCTCTTTCGAAGGAAAACGCGGTGCCAACGGCTTGGCAGTGCCAGCCTCGCCGTCTTTTTTGATTGACATCTCGTCTTTGACAGTCGCCTTGCCAGGCTTCGCGGGAGCGTCGTCTTCAGTAACTCCAAGTAATCTCGATGACATGCGCTTGCCGTCGTGTGGATTCTTACGCCATACGTTGGTCACAAATTCGGCAGCTTCATCTCGGAGTTGGTGATCGTACGGAATGACATTTCCGGCCTTGAGGTGTTCTCTCAGCGTGTGTGGAATCTCAACACCGGCCACGTGCGTTTCTTCGTGATGAATTTCCGGATTTTCCGGCGCTTTGGCGTCTTTCGGCGAAATGCCGACTTTGAACCCTTTCGGCAGAGCTTTTTGGATCACGCGACCGAAACCTTGCGGCTTCGGCGGCTCTTTCACGGTGACCTTGCCATAACCTTGCGGCTTCGGCGTTTCCTTGATCTTTACGGTGCCCAAACCTTGCATCTTCGGCGCGCCTCCGGGCGCCTTGCTAGGAGCCTGATCTGTGCTGTATTCTGCTTTCGCTACTGGTCGCCGGAAGCCATTTCTGACGAAGGCTTGCCAAGGAGACGAAAGCATTCCACCGGGGAATAAACGATGTCGATCGATTTGGTCGTTCGGGTTCCGAGAGCCAGCACCGGAAATGGTTGATCCGCCTAGAGTATCTTCGGATTGGTGCTGAGAAAGGCCGTTCGCGCCGCCTGAAGTAATTCCTTTCAATTGCGAGTCGGAATTGTCGTTGGTCATGCCGAAAAGATTAGGCTAATAGGTCTTTAGGACTGTCGGGCCGTATCGGAGTTCCGGCGGGTGAAACGATATGCCTGCGTCCTTCGCGGTCAGAGCGTTGCCCAGCTTCGACAAACGGTTCCAGTCATCTTCGTCGATCGGTATATACGGCTTGGAGTCATTTTTCGGTCCGATGGCCGACAGAGCGACTCTCATGTGGTCCAGCTTCTTCGGCATGCCTAAGACGACCAGAACATGCTCTTCTTTGCCGTCCAATCCTTTCAGCTTGTGCGGGACGTACGTCATCTTGGATTGATCGACCGGAATATGCAGAGCATACTGTTCGAGATGGCCTTGGATGGCCTGATGGTTCAGTGTCGGCGAGTTGCCAAAGGCCTTCACATTCAGTTCAAACGGCTTGCCGTCCGGACGTGTAGCCTTACCGCCGACGGAGACGGGGTATACCAAATTAAGGTACGGTGCGGCAGGCGGAGCTTGCTCGGCTTTGTTGAACGCTTCGTATCCTTCGATCTCAGATAGAACAGAGTTGGCGTCGATATTACGGTTACTTGAGATCGGCCCGTCCTTCTCGGAACTTTTGATAAACGAAACCATCGCGCCGCAGTATTTCGAAAAGCGCACTTCCTCGGCTTCGCATTCATCCAGCACTTTGCGCAGCCACTTAGGTACGCCGGTCTCTTCTTTCACTTCGACGATGACGTAATCGCTTTTTCGAATCTTGAGGTGACGCTTCTTGAACGCCTTCCAGTAGGCGGAGTCCTTTATCATCTGAACCGATTCTGGCTCTATCGCTTTCGCATCCGAATACCGGATGGAATCATCCACAGTAACCCGGATCTTTTCGGAAGAGTACGCCCGGCGCTGATAAGTCACTACAATCTGCTTCCGGAAGCCGTACTTTTCGATGATCGTGTTGATGGAGGTTACCCGCTTCCAAAGTATATCCTTTGGGATATCAAGATTGAGCTTTTCGATATCCTCATCGATGCGAACTACTTTGCCTTCCGAAATGGCGTCGATATCAGATGCCCGGATGCGGACGCGGATCTTCTTTGTTTGATCGCCTTTTGTCTTGAGCTTCAACTCAAGGTATGCAACATCTTCCCACTCCTCTCCGTTCGGCGAATACTGCCTGATTCGAACCTTGAACCGTGGCTTCTTTCTCTCCATGTTGTCGCGGAGCGCATCGAGATCGCGATTGTCGAGATAGATAGTCTTATTGACGTTGAATCGGACGGAAGTGTCCGGGTCTCCGTCTGGAAGCGAGCTTTTTATACCGCTCAGTAGCTTATCGAGATTCTCGGCTGGCATGAAATGCTTGGTTTCCACGCGGTTCATCAAGGCCGACGTATCCTCGTTGTGGATGATCTCGATCTTTTTCAAAGGTTTGGCAGGTCCCAAATACTTATCCGCGAAGGCAGATCCGGCCTGAGTCATATCCGGTGAGCGAATTAGCTTCTTTCGCGATACATTCTGCGCATGATTTATAAGTGCCGTGCCGTGGCCTTGACGCTGATGCAGTCGGTTCACTTCGAAGTTGAACGGCATGATCCCGTTCGGCTTGTGAGTGATCGCTACGAATCCGATCTGCTTTCCGCCTTTGTGCATGCGAACTATGAAGTCGTGCTTACGAGGGTCGAAGACGGATTTGTCGACTGCAAATGGCTCGACCGTTAACTTAGAACGCGGCTGAGATTTATCTAGGCGAGCTTCGCATGTGCCCGACACAGGCTCTTCCTGCCCGCATGTGAAACATCTAGGGTGACCGTTTTTGAACGTCCACTTAGCAGCCTTGAACTTGTGCGGGACGCGGGCTTCCGGCTTCTTCTGATTTTCACGAATCTTTTCTGTTTCTTCCTCGTACGACTCGCCTTTCTTGAGGTGTCCGTCCATCCAATTGATCAGGATATTGTTCTTGCCCGGAACGTGCATGTTGGCGTGCTTGGTCGGGTCAAGGAACTTGAATGTCACAAACTCGTTATCTGGATCGGAATGCGGATCAAGCTCCGCGCCTTCCGGATGCTCTGCCATGTGCAGAACGACGTGGTTGTTTCCGTACACTTTATCATGCACCTTGTCGATCTTGACACCTTTGAGACCGGTCTCTTCTTCCAGCTCGCGGTTGGCTGCCTCGTCGTCCAGCTCGCCAGGCTTGGCGTGACCGCCGGGTAGAGCCCACTTGTGATTGTCGCGACGAAGCCCGTGGAGGAACAGGTTCGGTTCATCCGGATGTCGTATGGCGACGCACACTACTTTTTTCATTCTTCATCTCTTGAAAGAGGATCTGGCTTCTTTTTCTTAGGCGGCCTTTTCGCAGGTTCGTCACCTTGCATTTCCCAGCCCTGCGCTTCTGCGTATTTCAAGTATGCTGCAGGTGTCTTAGGTCCGTCAAGGACGTAAGTCGTAACTTTGAAGCCCTGCAACTTCGGGGCAGCATATTTGATGAAGTTGGCTTCCACCTGACCCGTGAACGTCATCATGCACGAGAATACTTTCTCCGTACCGTTGAAGTGAGGATTGATGTCGATAGATCCGACGTTGAAGGTGGATAGAGCCACACCACGTCGTTCTATGTACGCCTCTTTGTACCGGAGCATGATGTATTGAACGAGCTGGCGCATCCAGATCGCTTCGTTCATGTCGGATTCTGTATGCATACCGATGGCGAAAGTCTCTTCGAGCCAAGTTCTTTCTTTGCTCAGGTTCCATAGCGAAGTCGGAGGTGCGATGTACGCTTCCGTGAAGTCATCTACCGTGCCGGGTGCGATAACGAAGGCGGATGGTTCGTTAACCTGATTGATAACATATGCTTTGCCCGTACGCTTCGATACCAAGAATTGGCCGACAAACATGCGGCTCGTAGTCAGATTTTCCGGCAGAGTAACGACTCCCGTCGATTGGTTGTACGCTATCGGAGTGAATGGGCCATACATTTGTTGGGGCAGATTGGTAACATTGTGCGGCACGATCTCGGTTTCATCGAAGCCATCGCCCATTTCGTCGCGTTCCGTCATTTCGCGGGACGACAGTCGCACGATGGATATGCACGGGAATCGAGGCGTGTCGACGCGGTTGGTCAAGTACACGTCGATGTTGTTGCCAGTAAACCATTCCTTCGCACGCATGACTTCTTTCCAGCCGTAATCCATTTTGGCCAAAGGATCGAGGGCCAGGTCGGCGTAGATGTCGTCCAGAATCCAATTATTCTTGCGAAGATCAGCCAAGGCGCCTTCGATCATGGTCTTTATGAGAATGTCTGTTGCCTGTATGCCCATCGCTTACTCCGTCGACAGCGAACGTTCAATGCCTTGAACGATCGAAGCCCACTGCTGCTCGGCGTGCTCGTACGCCTTTTGGAAAAAATTCGCACCTTTAACTTCCGGATACATCCAACGGTTCTCGTGCTTATGCTTCGAAGATATCACCCGGAATACGACGGTTTCTTTCTTGACCTTTGCTTTCTTGGTAGCGATCATCCTCTGCGCTTGCTGCGGATTTGTGATCAGCTGTCCAGTCTTTTTGTCATAAGCATTCTGCGCCACTACGGCGCCGGACAGTTTGAATATACCACCGTGCGGAGGAAGTGGCGTACCGCCTTTGCCTGTTGCTATCGAATCTTCTTGCGATCTCGGATTCGAGTAGATGGCTCCAGGAGCGTAACCCGCTGCGTCGCCCGGCCTGATGTCCAATTTGTGAAGTATACCGAGCTTCGGAGTGCTGTCGGGATTCTTTTCGATCTTTTTGAGAGATATCCGCTGCGACTTTGCATGCTGCATGACGATGTCTGCCAGCACCGGGCTGGCGCCAGGAGCGGCTTTGCCGCCTTCGGTCTCTTTGAACGGGATTACGCGATAGAGTGAACCGTCTTTCGCACGTTTGACGCCTTTGGCGCCTGGCTTCAAAAGCCAGTCTCCCATGAACGTTTCTTTGCGACCGTCTTCCAGCCACTGGGCTTTCTCGTCCAGCTCGACCATCCATATTCCGTCTGCTATTTTTATCCAACGGAGATTTTTGACCGTCTGATCGATGCGAGGATCTTTTGTGGATGTGCCGTGTGCGTCTTTGCCGTACGGGCCGATACCGAGATAGAACTGACGTTTGAAATTGCCGCTACCGAACTCGTTGTTGGCTAGGTTGACGATGTACGCATGCGCCGCGATCGAGAGTGTCTCGACACCGCCGACAACTTTGTCTTCGATCTCTTCGCGAGTTCTGCCGAGGTGCTCGGCTACCTCAGAGACGTCTACTCTGAATCGGAATGCAGCTACGTTGTTCACTCACGTGCCCCTTCCGGCTCCGCCTCTTTGCCTTCTCGGCCATCTTTGGCGTGTGC